TGAAAAAGCACCCGGGGGAACTGTTCGGTGAGACACAAATAGCGGATACTTCAGCAGTGAGGTACAGCCTGGGCATACCGAAGGGACCAAAGGACATGGAGCATGGAGCGTTATTGCCAATCTCTGCCCCAATTATTGGATTCGTGCCCCCCAGAGGGGAGACGGGAGCTGTTAGCGCATATACCGGGAGGATAATGCCAGGTCGTGTGCAAGCAGCGAATAGCAAGAGTGAACAATTTAAGTGTTACGCGCGTGAATTCGCGCATCACCTAATGGATATTAATGGCGGCCCCATAGTACCATTAGAGCCAGAGGAAGCTGTTGAGCAGTTGTGCTTGCCTAAGCATAAACAAGCGAGGGAGAAAGATCCGCCTCTGTTCGATAGCCAATTAGTAATGGCGAAATTGTTCCCGAATTTAGAAGCCTATTCAAAACCCGCTGAGAGCAGACCAATTATAGATTGCGATCATCAGTACAAGCATTCGTATACTTGTATCACCGGTGCTTTAGCTAAGGTGCTGAAGCGTACTGATTGGTATGCATTTGGAAAGGGGCCAGAGGAATTAGTCGAGCGTGTTGTGGCTATGTCAGTAGGCTGTGAGTCTATCGCGGAAACTGACTATTCACGGTTTGACACTACCATAGGAGGTGTTAGACCGTTAGAGGAGGAGATGATTAGAACCATGTTCTCAGACAAGGAAGCCAATAGGTTGTGGGCTTTGCAATTAGACGCTAAAGTGAGGATTGGGAACTTCACGAATGTGTGGTATCGGTATACTTCACAAATGGAGCGGCTGTCTGGGTCACCTGAAACGTCCGTCCTCAATTCGATAGATAACGCCCTTATCTCATACATCGGATTGAGGAAAATTTATGGCGAACAGGAAGCATGGTTGCACTTAGGGTTGTACGGAGGAGATGATGGCATACAACCGGCTGAAGCTATCAAGGAGATTGAAGCAGTGGCAAAAGAGTGCGGTTTGACTTTAAAATTAATGGTCAGGCTGAAAGGAGAGCCCTTTAGCTTTTTGGGGCGTTACTATAATAGTTGGGCAGGTGAGCCTTGGTCTTGTTATGACCCTGTGAGGTTCCTTGCTAAATTGCAATATACGACAGATAACACGGTGCCGAAAATGGTGGCACTCGGTCGAAAATTGTCGAGCTTGGCTTACACGGACCTTAGGACTCCGTGGGTCGCCGACGTCATTAACAAATATACACAGCTTGTGGGGCCCTTGCCCACACTGGAAGAGTTTGATCCCGAAGTCAACTATTATGCATGGTTGTCTTATCACACCAAACAGGTATTCCCCACTCCTCTAGCGGAAGAGTGCCCGATGTCCTGGATGCTAGACTTGTATGATTCGTTACTGTCTGAAGAAGACAAGGCGAAACTAGACAAGCTAGCCGTGCCGCTCATATTAAATGATGTCGTCCAACATGACCCGGAAGTGAGAATAGATTCATTCGAGGACATTCCTCCGCCTCTCCCCAAAAGGCCTGTGAATCTAACAGAGAGTGCAGTGCTGGTTGCTAGACCAGCAGCGCCCTCACTAAGCCAGCAACCGTCTGGGGGATCCAACTTAACGACCCCAATATCATCGACCATAAACAGTACCAGCAGTGGGTCAACCACTAAGATCCATCCTGGGAGGAAACGCCGTTGGCGGTCGCGCCAAGGGTCAAGTACTTAAGAGCTGGTGGGCGGTCGAAATTAAACTTAAATAAATATAGGTATTAATTAAACAATGGCTCGTAAATCTTTAAAATCTAAAAATAAGATTATCAAGAAGGTCAACAAAACAAGAAAGCAATCACCTATGAATCAATTCAACCAGATATCAGCACCTGTGGCGATAGGTAGAGTAGCATCGGCAAGCATACAGTCAGATTTGATCGTTAGGAATAGGGAGTATGTCGGGAATATTAGTACCACTGCTTCTGCATCGTTCGCTTTAATCGGCAACAGTGCCACGTTCCCTGGTTACGATATAAATCCGGCTTGTGTGCAGCTATTCCCTTGGCTGACGCAGATTGCGTCAGCATACGAGAAGTACAGGTTCGAAAAACTCAGATTCCAGGTCGTGCCGAGAAACTCGACCTACAACACGGGGACGATCTACGCAGCGATCGACTACGATTGGGACGATACACCAGCGAACAACGCCGGTGAGCTTATGGCTAATAAGGGGGCGATTAGCGGCAATGTCTGGCAGGCAATGCAGCTGGAAGTGGACGTCAAGAGGTTGAATTTGGATGTACCTTACAGGTATGTCGCCGATTTTCCACGCGCTCAGAATTCACAGAGGATGGTTTATGGAGGCTTCTTGATGCTAGCTATTGCTGGCACCGACGCCACTACCTCCTTTGATGTTTTTGTGGATTATATGGTCAAATTTGATCTGCCTGCACTGCATACCATTAATGCAAGTTCCACTTACACGTACCCGGCCTCCTACACGGTTGTGGCCAACACCGTGACTCCCATCTCAACTGTGGCCATACAAGGAATCCAACAGGTCCTCTCTGGATCCGGTGGCGTACCTTCATTCGCTGGGGTCTCTGGGACTCAAGGGTTCCAGGTGCCAAATTCTAGTCGTGGCAATTTGAACTTGACCGTTCAACCTGCCACCACTGGGGTAGCCCCTTCAGTTTATGCCACTGACACATCTGCCGGGTTCACAGCTTTCAAATCGGACGGCACTGCACTTGGTGTGGTGCCTGATGGCGCATTCTCAGGGAAGGCCACGTTCCAAGGGCCAGACACCGATGCCAATTGGTCAACCAATGGCGCGGTCGGCAAGATCGTTCAGACCTTGTCCTTCTTGGCGCTTAGGCAACTTTTGCCCTCTGCTGCTTACATTGTCCCCTACATCTTCTCGGCGGCCGGTAGAGTCCTCAACACTTCCTCGAACAATAAAATTAAATACATTGAATTGTAATTAGTCAGTTGCTTTCATGTTTTCGTTTATCTTTATAGTCTTTAAATAAATAAACAATATTAAATTACATAATAATATTAACATAAATAAAAATTAGATAATATTGAAAAACCAATAAAAATTAAATAATATTAAAATAAATAAAAATTGGATAATATTAAAATAAATAAAAATTAACTAATATTAAAAACAAATAAAATTTATTTAAACAACAAAGCCATTGCTATTGCCATATTTAACTTTGTTTCGACACGC